TCTCGATCTGTTTGTGCAGTGAGTGGGTTGTGGGATGGCATGAGCGGCCAGCCCTGCACTTCCTTCGCGGATGGACTAACGTCCCACCATTGCTGGCTTTGAAGGTTGCGCTTTTATCGCTAGACGTGAGTGTCTTACTCTCCACCTCTCGGTGGCGCATGGGAAACTCCCATGGGTAGCGTGTGTGCAGGAACCACCCCGCACCTTGCCTACTACTTCGCGCCATATGCTGCCCAGGGCACTCCCCCCCGGGTGACATGCATCGATGACAGGGTGACGAGGAGCCATATTTCAATGGCTAATCGGCGCTTCTGCTCAAGGCTGCCTGCTGGTCAATGTTTCATGATACTGCAGCAATGACACATAGTTGTGAACAATTTGGTCACACTTGGTCGACCGTGACGAGTCTACCCATAACCCTGGGTTGGGGGCACGCAAACGGCATGCACGGCCACTGCCCGTCAACAAAGTTAGTTTTGTGGCACGGGATTCGCCCTAGGGCGTACCTCTATTTATCGGGGGGGGCGGAATTGACCCCTCGGTAGCTGTTGGTGCATCTCTAGCCCGACAGCCACTCCTACGGCGCCCAGCTGATTTAACTGGATCTTACATAAAGAGGAGTGGGCCGAATATAGACACGATCATCCTAGTGCCTTATAGGGAGCAATACGAGTCCGTACTAGCTGCAACGCCGTAACATATGCAGCAGCCGCAAACGTAATTACATCCCCAACTAGCGCTGAGATTGTAACGATTTGCATCGCAGAGTATGGTGCACCTGACACGTAGGAGGAGGTATAGTCCGCCATGGTGGCACCCCCGGTGATTATCAGTCCGTTCCTCGACAAAGCGAGACTTGACCAGATCTGATTACCACCAGAGGAAGAAGTGCTTACCACGGATATGAGCTCCATTATGTAATTACCACCAGTGAGCATGGTAAAACTGATGGAGCCCGTGCCGGAACTGGACACCGATACCACGGCATCACCGCTGAGAGTGAGAGTTCCAACGGGATCGGCTATGGTTGAGCCGGAATAGTCGATTCGCTCACTGAGATTGTAGTTGGCCATCTCAGGTTTCGCGAATTCGACATCATACTGGATGGTCAGTTCCCCTATAGTTTGCCCAGAGGATGCTGTTCCATAAACCCCCAAGAAGAATCGGCCTACATCGTTGAGGCGAGTGTCACCGACGATGGGTCCGGTGGGGGAACAGTAGTACCAGCCATTCGGGCATGGCATGTCCCAGTAGCCTTTGTTCCACACATTGGTGCGAGCAGAGGCATCCATGGCACTCAGCTGCTGCTTAGTCTGGGGGGCTGCATCATTGGCATCAAACTCAAATGCTCCAACCACCAAGCCACTCGTAGTGGACGAGCAGCTGGGCGTGTAAATCACACGTGCACGCCTAAATCGGTAAACCTCAAATCCCTGGGCAACTCTAGAGAGCCAAGGGAACGTGGTCGAATTAGCGGCGTTGAAGGTGAGGGTGATGGATGGTGCCCCTGACCCGACTGAGGTAACGACGTCCGTAGTGTACTCAATGTTGGAGAACTTTGTGATTCCACCAGATTGACCACTGATTTTCGGACCGCTGAAGACCCCTCGGGAGCTAACAGCTGAAGGAGCACTTGCTCCATTTGCTTTGCGTTTGGTCTTCTTGCTAGAACGAGCAAGAGCGTTAGAATTGGCAGGGCGAGATTTAGAGCCTCCTGCCATTGCATAGATTGTGTCTGTTGTGTTGTTGTCTGTATGGGATCCCCGGACAACTACGGGGACTGTACATCGTAGGGTGCCAGTGGCCGGCGCCGTGCAGTCTCTCGGCATTTTGTTTAGCACGGAAATATTAAGGTAGTCACCACCGTTTTGGGCCAATTAAACCCTACAACCCCATAGCCTTGAGTGGCATAGGCTAGATGTTCACATCCATAGGGCAGTTTACACATACCCGGGTATCCGGCAGTTTAACGACATGCCTAGGTCGGTCACTCCATCAACAACGTTCTGGTTCAAAGCCCTGCCAGTCCCATGTAGGTACATCTAGATGGGGTGGCTCGGGCACGGGACTGTCGAGGCTAAACTTCCATTGGTCCATGACGGATTCAAGGTAGAGTTGGGTATCAAGATCTATACCAAAAGCCTCGGCAAATGAATGTCTCGTCTCCATTGTGATGGGCGTGGGAGGCACAGAGGGCAGGTGCCTCAAACACGACTTTCCCAACTCATTCCTCACCCTATATATAAGCTGCTCTCCTTGGTCAAAGCTGCGAAGGGTTTGGCTTGTGCCCGAGTTGCGGATCAGGGCATGGGCAAAACTCTGTAGAATAGGAATGCCCCTATTCAGAATGGCCTCACACATACCGATAGTGTTGCAAAGTCTTGCACGCATCCTGTGGGTTGTAAACTCCAACCACTTGTGGCTAACGAGCGCACCTGAGATCACCTTAGAGGGATCTCGGATGAACTTGTAGCCATCAGGAGTCAATATCGGACTTGATTGGCACCAACTGGTTTGTTCAAAGGTTGTTATGTGGCTCTCCACCTTGACGTTCATTCCCAGACCTGAGCAGTGGTCGTAGAACTTTGTGCCTTCCAACGGAAATATGACGTCCTTCCTGTGTTGCTCGACGAGGATAATACAATCATCGCCGTCATCCATAAGTTGGTAGTCATCCTTTGGAAAGTAGCGGTCAAAGTAGCTGACAATCATCATGACCATTATGATGCAGTTACCGCACGCAGTGTTCATATCGCCTGACATCCGACGAAACCAAACGGCGTACTTAAGACCCTTGGTGGTGGTCACATTGTTGCAAATTTGCAACCCTAACAACCATGAGAAGTGAGGTGAGGGATTGGCCTGACGATAAACGTCGTGCTCACCTTGCTGGAGAACCTCGGTGACATGGGCATCGAATCGTGTGCCATCAATTATTATGCCAGCGGGGTTAATGAACATCTCCCACTTCTCCCTGAACAGTTGGCCCTTACCCAATTGATTCAACCCTTTGGCAATCTGTCTTCCTGGGGGCAGTCCATTAAAGTGGCTGCCACTCGCATTATACACCTTCCTCTCAATTGGCTTGAGGTAGGTGCCGAACTCGGCTGAATACAC